TTACCTAGTCTATTGGGTGAAGCGTTAGGTGTAAGTTTTGATAAACACGTTGGCCACGATTACATAGAAGATGCTGAGGCTAGATTTGATTGGTACCATACAAAAGAAAAAAGATTCCCATTTGATTTATCTTACTTTAATAGAATTACAAAAGGTGGTATACCTAGTAAGACTTTGAATATCGCATTGGCTGGTACTGGTGTTGGTAAGTCTTTGTTTATGTGTCATGCTGCGTCAGCATTTTTAACTCAAGGTTTAAATGTATTGTATATCACTTTAGAAATGGCAGAAGAAAGAATTGCTGAAAGAATAGATGCTAATTTATTTGATGTGACTATTGATGATTTACATGCTATGCCAAAAGATTTGTATGATAATAAATTAAATAAACTAGAGAGTAAAACAAAAGGTCAATTAATTATAAAAGAATATCCTACTGCGTCAGCTCACGCAGGTCACTTTAGAAGTTTATTAAACGAATTAGCATTAAAGAAATCATTTAGACCACAAGTTATCTTCATAGATTATCTTAACATATGTGCGTCTAGCAGATTTAAAGGTGGTAATATATCATCATATTTTTATATTAAAGCAATAGCAGAAGAATTAAGAGGTCTGGCTGTAGAGTTTGATGTGCCAATCTTTAGTGCGACACAAACAACTAGAACAGGTTTTGTAAGTACAGACATTGGTTTAGAAGATACATCAGAGTCTTTTGGTTTACCAGCGACTGCTGACTTTATGTTTGCTCTAATGTCTAATGAAGAATTAGAATCACTAGGACAAATGAAAGTAAAACAATTAAAGAATAGATATAATGACCCAGGCATTAATAGATCATTTATCATAGGTGTTGATAAATCAAAAATGAGATTATACGATACTGAAAACTCAGCACAAAATATTGTGGGAAGTAATCAAACAAAAGAAAAAGAAAACTATCCATCACCAGAGGAAAGTTATGAGAAGTTTAGTGACTTTAAATTATAATGGCTAAAAAACAAAAAGTAAGATTTAATAAAGGCGATAGAAGACCAGGCGATAATAGAAAAAAAGATTTACATTATCGTAAAAAAATGATTAAGAAAAATGGTGAGATTATTTGGCAAGTTTTAGAATACCCAAATAAAGTGGTAGTAGCAGAATATTTCTTTGAAGAAGACGCACACAAACTAGTTAAGTTTCAAAATAAACATAAAGTATGGAGTTTAGAGGGTGGAATCCCTAAATTTCTACATATATCTATCTAATTTCGCATTGACTTTCAACACTAAATAGTTTATAATATAAATATTATTACTTGATTTATATGGGCAAAGTGTATTCGTTTATGGAATTAATGAGAGAAAAATGTTTAGTTTTAAAGGATTCATAACAAAAGAAAGAAATGTACATTTAGAACACCTAGAGGACGATATAATTAATCGTGGTTCAAAGGGTGGCGAAAATGCTATCAACTTTTTAAAGTCAGTTAGAGATATGCTTGCTGGGTCATCTGGCAAGAAAGTTAACATGACTGTAAAGTGGGACGGTGCGCCTGCTATCATATGTGGTACCAATCCAGAAAATGGTAGATTTTTTGTAGGTACTAAATCTGTCTTCAATAAAAATCCAAAAATCAATTACACATCTGGCGACATAAGAAAAAATCACTCTGGTCCGTTGGCAGAAAAACTAGCCATCGCTTTAAGAGAACTAGGTCGTTTAGGTATCAAAGGTGTATTACAAGGTGACTTTTTATTCTCACAATCAGATTTAAAAAAGATAGCGATTGATGGTGAGAGTATGATTTCTTTTACGCCTAACACAATTACATATGCTGTTCCAGCAAACTCATCTATTGGTAAGAGAATATCAAGTGCTAGAATGGGTATAGTTTTTCACACAAAATATACAGGTAAGACTTTAGATAGTATGACAGCTGGGTTTGGTACTGTTAGAGGTTCTGCTAGAAATGTATTTTTAGCGAGTGCTGGTTATAGAGATGTATCAGGTTCTGCTAAATTAACAAAGAGTGAACTATCTACATTTAATGCTAGATTAAGAATGGCAGAGGGTTCTTTACTAAAAGCTGGTCCTATGTTAGATGAACTTACAAAATCAACATCTGACCCATTAGGTATTCCATTTAGACTTAAATCTTTCTTTAATTATTATATTAGAAATACACAAGGTCATATGGCAAAAGTTAGAGAGTTGGCAGAGATGTTTAGAGATTATTATATCAACACTCTACAAGCAGAGATTGATAGTAAGAAAACACCAAAAGGTAAACAGAAATATAAAGACATACTTAAAAAGAATTTACAATTTATAGATAGAAACAGAGGCTCATTAGTCATGGCTATCGCATCTCATGTCACTTTACAAAATGCTAAAAACTTTTTATTAAGTAAGATGAATGAGATACAAAGTATAGGTAATTTTTTAAAAACAGCGAATGGTTATAGAGTGACAGCGCCAGAGGGTTATGTCGCTGTAGATAGAGTTGCTGGAGCTGTAAAACTAGTAGATAGAATGGAGTTTAGTAGAGCGAACTTTACTATGCCAAAAGGTTGGAGTAAATAATGAATATTATTTTAATAGGTGGACCAGGTTCAGGTAAATCAACATACTCTGAATTTATTACAAAAGAGTTAGGTATTGATCACATATATCCTGGTGAACTATTAAGAAAAGAAAAAGAAAAAGGTGGCGAGATTGCTAAACGATTATCTAATTTAGGTAAAGGTGAGTTTGCGCCAAACGATATAGTATTAAAACTTATCAAAGACGCTGTGGCAAAAGCAGATAAAGGTTTTGTATTTGATGGTTATCCTAGATATATGAAACAAGTTAGAGATATGGAAAAAGAAGGTATCAAAATAGATAAAGTTGTTTACTTAAATGTAAGTCCAGAAGAAGTTATTAAAAGACTTACAGCTAGAGGTAGAGCAGACGATAAACCAGAGGTGATTAGAAATAGAATAGCTTTATATAAAAAAGAAACAGGTCCTGTCGTAGAATATTATAGAAACAAACCTGGTTTCATAGAAGTAAAAGCAGAGGGCGATAAACCAGAAGTTATTGCTAAAGATATTATTAGTAAACTAAAACAAAAATCACTAAAAGAAATGAGAGAATATCTTTCTGAAGGTGTTTATGATCCTGGTATATTTAAAGCATTCTTTTTGGCTGGTGGTCCAGGTAGTGGTAAAACATTTGTCACTAGCTCTGCGTTTGCTGGTACAGGTTTAAAAGTTGTGAACTCTGATAAGATGTTTGAGAGAGGTTTAAAGAAAGCTGGTCTATCAATGAAGATGCCAGCAAGTGAAGAAGATTTTAGAAATGTAATTAGAAACAGAGCTAAAACAACAGCCCGAAACCAATTGGATAAATATATGGAGGGTAGACTTGGTTTAGTAATAGATGCAACTGGTAGAGATTTACCACTTATATCTCAACAAGTAAATATGTTAAGATATATTGGTTATGATTGTTATATGATATTTGTAAATACTAGTTTAGAAGTTGCTTTAGAGAGAAATAAAAATAGACCTAGAACAATACCAGAATACATTGTACAAAAAAGTTGGGAAGGTGTACAATCAAATATCGGTGCTTTCCAAAGAGTTTTTAGTCCTAATAAAATGTTCATAGTTGATAATAATAGAAGTGAAAAAGAATTAGTGACTATGGTATTAAACTCTGCTTCTAAATTTATTAGAAGTAAATTAAGAACAAAACCAGAAAGTCAAATTGCTGCTAACTGGATAAAAAGAGAGTTGATGTTAAAGAAAAGATGATAAATTTTAAAAAATTTATGGAACTATACGCAGAGAAAAAGTGTCCACCAGGTTATAAGTTTGACACTAAACTAAAAGTATGCGTACCAACTGGACAAAGAGGTTATGTATCTTACTATGGTTTAGGTGGCTCTAGAAGCAATGGTGATACATCAGGTCAACCAGCCAACGGAAATGGAAACGGTAATGGTAATGGTAATGGTAATGGCAACGGTGGTAATGGTGGCAATGGTGGAAACGGAGGTGGCGAGTAATGATTAAAGAAAGTATCATAGACATACCTAGAAGAACATATGCGCCAGCTGTATTTGATGATGCAGATACAGATAATCCAAAACTAAAAGATAGTGTACAAAAATTAATTAGTGACCAAATAAAAGAATTTGAGAAAGATTATCCAGTTTTAGATATATCTCTAATTGGTTCTATTCTTACAAAGAGATATAGAAACGATGCTGATTTAGACATCAATGTATTATTTGATGTGCCAGTAGAAAAACAAGAACAAGAGAGATTAGAATTATCTCAAAAATATCTATCTGCTAAAAACCCAAATAACATACAAGGTAAATTAATACCAGGCTCAAAACACCCTATCAATTATTATTTCATAACAGATAGAAAAACTTATGATGATCAAAATGGTAAAGCAGATGCTGTATTTGATATTGTAGATAACAAGTTTATTAAAAGACCAGATGATTTTGTTTTTGATATGAACATATACCTAAAAGACTTTGAGAGAAAAGTACAAGAATTAGATGTTGTAAAAGGTGAACTAAAAAGAGATATTATAGATTATAAAGAATTAAAAGAATTACAACCAAATGATATTTTAAATTTACAAGAAAGAATAAAAGATAAGTTAGAAGAAATAGAAGATAGTTTAGAGGACATTGTAAAAATTGGTGATGATGTTGACGCTGATAGAAGAGCAGCTTTCAATAGAGATATGACACCAGACGAGATTAGAACTTTTGGTGTTAAAAATAGATTACCTAAAAATGTTATTTACAAACTATTAGAAAAATATCACTACTTAAAGTTTTACAAAGAATGTAAAAAGATACTAGAAGATGGCATGGTCACAGATGATGAGATTGATAGTTTAGGTGAACAAAGAGATAAATCTGTTGTGTTTACTTTTGGTAGATTTAATCCGCCAACAACAGGACATGAAAAACTAATTAGAAAAGTTTTATCAATACCAGCACAAGAGAAGAAAATATATTTAAGTAGATCGCAAGATAGTAAGAAAAACCCATTATCGCCAGATGTCAAATTTAGATTTATGAGAGATATGTTTAAATACGCTAGAGCTAATTTAGAGATTAGTCCTACGAACATGGTTTTAGATTTGATGACAAGATTACATAAAAGAGGTTTTTCAGATGTCACTATGGTAGTGGGTAGTGATAGAGTTAGAGAATTTGAAAATATACTAAACAAATATAATGGTGAAAGTAATAGACATGGTTTTTATGACTTTCAAAAAATCAAAGTAGTTTCTGCTGGTGAGCGTGATCCAGATGCTGAGGGAACAACAGGTATGTCTGCTAGTAAAATGAGAGATGCCGCAGCGAAAGGTGACAAGTCTTCATTTAAAAAAGGACTACCAGCAAGTTATAGAGCTATAAATGATGTTGATAGATTGTTTAGTGCAGTTAGAGATGGGTTAGGATTAAAACCTCTTGCCGCTGCTTATGGTGGCATGATTAATGTTATAGGTAAACCTAAACCAATGGTATCACTAAAAGAATTTGAACAAAACCAAATTAGAGATTTATATGTTAGAGAGATGATTTTTAACATAAACGATAAAGTAGATTATGTCAAAGAAGACATAAAAGGAATAGTAAAAAGACGAGGTACAAATTATATTGTACTAGAAGACAACAACAACAATTTACATAAAGCATGGATATGGGATTGTGTTCCCATAGCAGCGGATAGAGAGGTTCAAGTGAGAGAATACGATTTAAATGTTGACTATGGCTTCACTGCAGTAGATAAAATAGAAGAAGACCTAGATGCAACGCCACAAGATAAAGATGTTAAAAAGAAAAAAGGTACACAACCTAAAAAATATTACAAAGATTTATCTAAAGATAAAAAAGATAAAAGAGCAGATTTCTTTTCTAAACAGAAGTATAAAAAATCTGATGATGAAGATGATTATAAAGCAGCACCAGGCGATAAAGGTGCGAAAACAAAACCATCAAAACATACATTAAAATATAAGAAAATGTTTGGCGAATTAAGGGCAGAGTTAGATGAAAAAGGTAAAGGACTGTGGCACAATATCCATATGAAAAGAAAAAGAGGTGAACGAATGAGAAAAAAAGGTGAAAAGGGCGCACCAACCGCAGCACAAATGAAACGAGCTCAAGGTGAACAAAAAGAGGCCTATGATATTGGACACGATTACGCTAATTATACTAACAAACTAACACCAGGACAACAAAACTATGACCCTAATTTTCAAGGTGGTAGTTATAAACCTAGTGACCCAAAGAACAATTTAAAGAGAGTTGTTAGACCATTTAAAGACTTTAATAAAGAACAAGAAGTAAAAGAAAAAGATATAAAAGAATGGGCAATCTCGGATTCCACAATAGATAAATATAGAAATAGATACAAAGACGAATGGCGATCTAAACTTGATGAAGTGGTAAAGAGGATGCTGGAGAAAATTGATGTTAAAATTTAGTGATTATACAGACAAAATTAGTAAAGCTGTTCACTATCATGTAGAGAATAAGATACCTCTAGCAGAGAATATCTATCGTATTCATAGTGAAGAATTTTACAAACTGTTTAGAGAAGCTAGAGAACTTTATAATGATGGTATTTTAGAAGTGACTAGTGATTGGGATAAACAATTACTAGCATCTGATATTGGTGAGTTTGGTATTTACGAAGAACAAGAAGTACCATTAGATATACCAATAGAAGAAGAAGATAAAAAGACGCCACCTTTAAATAAACCAAAAAGAGGTGGACCAAAAAAGTTTTATGTATTTGTCCGTGATGGTGATAAGATTAAAAAAGTCACTTGGGGCGATACAACTGGTTTATCTGTCAAGTTAAAAGATAAGAAAGCCAGAAAAAGTTTTGCTGCTAGACACAGATGTGACCAGCAAAAAGACAAAACTAAAGCGGCATATTGGGCTTGTAATTTACCTAGATATGCTAAATCTTTAGGATTGTCAGGTGGTGGTAATTTCTTTTGGTAAGATGTTAGAGGATTACTATAAACCTTTTGAAGATTTTGATAATGTAGGTGTTAAAAATATCTTTACAAGAATTTTTAAAAAGAATGTGAAAAGAGAACAATTACTTTGGCACAAAGATAAAAAAGATAGACGAGTTAAAGTAATACATGGAACAGGTTGGAAATTACAATGTGATAATCAGTTGCCTAGAGAATTAGAAGTAGGACAAAATTATTACATAGATAAAAATGAATTTCACAGATTACTAAAAGGTAATAGTGATTTAAAGTTAGAGATAAAAGAATATGAGTAAAACATTTAAAGAAATTAGATTGGTTGAGGCAAAAGCATCACCAACCAACTTACAATATCTACGAGCTAAACAAGCTAGCAATAATCACTTTGAAGTTAGAAGATACATCGCATCAGAAATTTTAAGAGATAGAAAATTAGGTGACGCTTATAAATCTTTAGAAACTATACACGATACTTATGGAAGTGTTATTGGTAATGACGCTATACAATTAAGACAGAGATTAGAACAGATGCTAAAACGAGATGTAAAAAGAAAAGTTTCCAATTGGGAAGAGGTATGGAGCACACTATGATGAAATCAATGGCAGAAGCCCTTAACGAAGTAAGAGCACAAAATTTAGATGAAAGTCTAGTAAGTAAAGCAAAAGAGATTGCTAAAAGATTTAAAAACAATATGACAAAAGCAATTGATGAAATAGAGAAACTAAAAAAAGGTTTATCTAAAGACCCAATAGTTAAACTAGAATTACAAAAACAAAATGAAAATAAAGAAGTAGATGAAAAAATTAGTGACATATTTAAAGCAAATAAAGAGGGTGAGAGTGTGACTGATATAGCAAAGAGATTAAAACTATCTACATCTATGGTTAAAAAATTAATTGGTGAAGAAAACGAAGATGATGGTAAAGAAAAACAAAAAGAACAAGAAACTAAAAACAAAGAAGCAACTATCGCATCATTAAAAGATCAAATAGCTTTATTGAAAAATAAATTAGAAAATGAGAAAAACAAAGCTATTAAACCAGAACCAAATCCAGAAACAGGCGAAGTGCCTTTGACTATTGGTATCGCACACCAAGAATTTAAAAAACAAAGAGAAAAAGAAAAGACAGAAGTTAAAGAAGAGCTTGACGATAACGATAAGTCAGTGGTTAAAAAAGTTGTTGATGGATTAAAAAAAGCTTCAGCAGCTCATGCTGATACAGCAAAAGCTTTACAAAAAGGTTCTGATACTCATGCTAAACAAGCAAAAAATTTAGAAAAGGCTATGAAGAATGAAGATTTAGATGATAAAGATAAGCCAGCAGTAAAAGATGTATTGAAAGGTCTTAAAGGTGCTGTGAAAGCTCATAGTCAACAAGTTAAAAAATTAGATAAAGCTTTAAAGAGTGAAGGTATAAACCCATATGTGTCTATGCAAAGAGGTAAAGATAATAAGATGAACTATGTTGTATTAGACAAAGATGAAAAAGAAGTGTTTA